GGTCACCCAAAGGGCAGCTTAAAATGGAAGCCAAATGGCAACTCTCACTTCCTACATCTCGGAAGTCCGGCGGCTCTTGCATGATGCCAATGGTGTCTTCTGGTCAGACGCTGAACTAACGGACGATATAAATAGCGCCCGTGAGAGAGTAGCGAGAGATACTGGCTGTTTACGCACACTTCAAATTTCTAGCACCCCCATTTCTAACACGGGCGTAGCTGCAACTGTTTGGACTGCTGGAGCAATTGTCACTACCAACTCATTTGTTTTTAGTGGCGTTTTTATTTACAAAGTTATTACTGGTGGCACATTAGGTTCTACGGCTCCTCCTTACCCATCTGCTTCTTACACATTTCCGCCAAGTACGTCTTTCACTGACGGCACGGCAACCCTGGAATACTCTGGCCCTGCTGAGATTATTCCGTATGGCATTTTGTCTACAGGTACAACGCTAGACATTCTGAACATTACGTTGTATTGGGGCAACAGTCGCCTTCCATTGCGATACTTGCCTTGGTCAAACTTCAATGCCCAGTTGCGGTATTGGCAAAACTATGTTGGCAGACCCGTGTGTTTTTCAGTCTATGGACAATCTCAGATATACATCGGGCCTGTGCCTGACCAAGCGTATGTCATAGAAATTGATAGCACCATTCTGCCAACGCCTTTGGTCACGACAGCCCCGTCTGCAACAGACCCTATCAATGACCCCTACACATCACCTGTAGCTTTCTATGCGGCCTACAAAGCCAAGTACAAAGAGCAGAGCTATGGTGAAGCGGAAATTTACAAGCAAGAATATCTGAAGCATGTGAATGCCGTGCTTAACAGCACCTTCACACGGCGTATTCCAGACCCTTACTCAACTCCGTACTAATCATGGCAGCAGCAGAGCAAAAAAAGTCCTATGCTGTCATCAAGAACTTCAAAGGCCTAAACACAAAGGCCAACCGAACGGCGATTGATGAAGAAGAATTCTCCTGGATAGAGAATGCCCAGCCTATCGGGTTTGGCAACATCAAGATTGTCCAAGCTCAGTCTGCTGTCAATACCTCTGGCAATGCGGCAGTTGTTTTTGCTAATAGCACTACGGCCCTAGAGTCAGTAAACATCAATGTCAGTGACTATCTCTTGTCTTTTGAGGATAACGGACGGGCTGAATACTTCAACCTGACCAACTCTACCAAAGGCAACGTGGCTGTGACAGGCACTTTCTCTAGTGCCAACGTGTCTACCGCCCAGTTTAAAAACGAGCGTGTCATCATTGGTGACCCCAACAAGGGTTTGTTTAACTGGGATGAGACAAACCTAGTCTCTATGGGGTCTGTAGGCTCTATAGGCATCACAAACCCAGGTTCAGGGTACTTGGCTGCACCCTCAGTGGTTATCGGCGCTCCTAACAACACTGGTGGTGTTCAGGCTACAGCAGAAGCAACCATTAGTTCTGGCGCTGGTGGGCTTACCAGCATTGACGTAACTTCTGGGGGTACTGGATACGCAACTTTCCCAGGCGTGACGATTACACCCCCAGACGTACAAGGTGGAACACCAGCTCAAGCGGTGGTATCTGCCATTTCTAATAGTGCAGTTGTTGCCGTTACCATAACTGAACCCGGCTCTGGATACTTGAATGTGCCCACGGTTGGCTTTTCTTCTGGCGCAGCCACTGCTACAGCGGTGTTAACCAAGGGTACGGTAAATTCCATCACCCTGACAAACGCTGGTACAGGCTATACCTCCCCGCCTACCATCACATTGACAGGTGGTGGCGGAGCAAATGCAGCCGCTATCTGCCAGCTTGTCACGTTTAAAACTGGCACGTTGTCTGTGCTGGTGACCAACGGTGGTTCTGGCTACGGGGCCAGCGGTTCTTTCTTTGTCACGGTCACAGGCACTACTGGCACAGGTGCAAATGCCTCTGCTATTGTCAGCGGTGGCGCAGTCACGCAAGTGATTATGAACAACCCTGGTAGTGGCTACACGGCTGCTGGCACGGTTACTTTTGGTGGCTCTGGTTCTAATGCTGCTGGCACGGTCATCCTCAACAGTGATGAGATTGCCTCTGTAGCCACCTTCTCAGGCCGCACTTGGGTGGCGGCAGGGCGCACCGTGTACTACTCTGCTGCTGGAAGCTATAGCGACTTTACTTCAGTGTCTGCCGGAAACTTTCCCATAACAGACTCAACCCTGCATGGCAACATCAAATCCTTGTTGTCGGCAAACAACTTCCTCTACATTTTTGGTGAAGACAGCATCAACGTCTTCTCTGACTTGCGTGTTTCCGGCACAGGCACAACCCTGTTCACAAACACCAACGTCAGTGCCAGCGTAGGCAGTAACTTGCGGTATGCGGTATTCCCATACTTTCGCAGTGTGCTGTTTATGAACAACTACGGGATATACGCCCTAGTTGGTTCTACTACCAGCAAGTTGTCTGACCAGCTAGACGGCATTTTCCCGTTCATAGACTTTACTTTTCCTGTAACTGGCGGTCAGGTGTTGCTCAACAACATCTTGTGCGCTGCCTTTAACTTCTACTTGAAATCTACCTACCCGTATGCAACAGGTGGGCGTTTCATCCAGTGTGTGTTCTTTGAAAAGAAGTGGTTTGTCACCAGCCAGGGTGAGCTTACATACGTGACCTCTGCTCCTGTTGGTGGCCTAATTAGCCTGTACGGAGTTGCAGACAAGTCTCTATTCAGGCTGTACGCCAGTGCAACAGCCAATGTATCCAGCGAGATACAGACGGCCTTGTCTCCCATGAAAGACCCCATTCGTACCAAGCAAGCTCTAAAGTTTGGTATAGAGGCAACGCTTACCTCGGGTGGCACATTTAACGTAACTGTAGACAGCGAGAGTGGCTCTAGTCCTACCTACGTGCTGAACAACTCTGTGACTTGGTACAACAATTCGAATGTAATTATTACTTGGGTAAATAATTCCAGTGCGACTATTGTCTGGTTGACAAGTAACGGTTATGCTCTTTATAAATCAGATGCCCAGCAATACGGTAAGTATTTGGGTCTGACAATGACTTCTACAGACCCAGGGTTTGTAGTCAACACGTTTGAATTTGAACATGAACTACGAGTGAGGTTCTAACATGCCCGTACCTAATACATTTGGCACTGCAACTTCTGCCATACCTCTGTCCCAACTGGACGCAAACTTTGCTGCGCCAATTACTATCGGTAACACGGCAGTGCAGTTAGGCAATACTGTCACTACGCTCAACAACATGACGTTGGCTAACGTCACTATCAGTAGCGGCACTATCACCATCACAAACGTAGCTGTGACTACCGCTAACGTGAGTGGCACTGCAAACGTCAGTACGCTGGTAGTTGTAGGTAACGCAACTGTGGGTGGAGCGCTGAGTGCTACGGGAACGATAAGCGGAACAGGAACAAATACTTGGAACATTCAAAGTGTTGGCACAAGTGGCTCACTTGTTGCGGGCGGTTGGTTTTATGGTGTCAATGAAGGCCTCAATTTATCGCCCAACGGGGCAGGGCTGTTAAAACGGTTAACAATATCTTATTTTAATGGAGCGACATATGCGGAGGCGCTTGGCATATCCAATGTAAATACTGGAACTGGAACATTGTCTTTAATGAACGGGGTAGCCTCAGTTACCTCCACTGGCCTTGCAGTCACTGGAACGCTGAGTTCAAGTACTGATGCAACGGTGGGCAGTGCTGGAGGCACTAGAACTCTTACTATTGGTAATACTTCATCAACTGGTGCCGGATTTATCAATTTTACTACATCAAGTTCATTTAAAAATTGGCAAATAGCAAGCAATCAATATGTTCAAGGGCTATCTTTTACCCCTTCAACGGCGGCAGGTGGAACAACATATACAACTCCAGTTTTAGATATTTTAGATACTGGCCTAGCAGTCACTGGGACGCTGAGTTCAACGGGAAATGTTACTGTTGGTAATACAACCGGAGAAAGAGTTGTATCAATAATCAGCACCGACAATAATTCATTTTACAAAGCAGCCCCCGGAAACGGCGCTACAGGAGGGTATCGTTTCAATAATTCTGCTGGCACACAACACTGGAATATATTTCAAACAACGGGTGCGGCTGGTCAACAAGGTAATCTTGGTATCTATAACGAGGTTGGTGCATATACGGCTTTAACCGTAAATACTA